TGGATTGAAGGTCCTTGGTGTAAAGAAGGCGACTTGGTTCGTACGATTAAGTACGGTGGCGACCGATTTGTGGTTGACGCAGGGGATGAGGGAGCACCGGTGGTGTTTATTACCTTACAGGCCCGTGAAATCATTTCTCGTATTCAATCTTTTGAATATGCACAGAAAATGAAAGCGTTTGTTGATTAACTTTTGTAAAAAAGAAAGTATGTATGGCAGAAAATGAAAAAGATGTTCCTATTAAGGAGCGCGAGGATGGTTCATTCCTTGCAAAGGTAGATTTTCCTGAAGAAATTGAGGACGAAGAAGCCAAAAAACCAAAAAAAGACAAAAAAGAAGAAGAAGAGCATGACGAAGATGCTCAGGATGACGCAGATGACGACGAAGGTGCCGACGAAGGTGCCGAATCTGACGAAGAACGCGAAAAAATCCGTGAGGCACGTCGTGAAGAGCGCAGACTTAAGAAAGATTTAAAGAGACAGCGCGATCTTACCTCTAAAAACAAGATTACAACGCTTGAACGCCGAAATGAAGAGCTTGCTCGACGTTTGGCTGCTGTAGAGAGCACCGCGGCATCATATCAGTTCGCACAAATCGACAAACAGGTGGAAGATGAAGCCACCCGCGTTGAATATGCAAAAATGAAGATGTTGCAGGCGGCTCAAAACGGCGACGCGGCAGGTCAGGTAGAGTACTTGGAGCAATTGACAGATGCCAAACAGCGTCTGCAACAAGTACAGTACTACAAAAAACAACAACTCGAGCAGGCAAAGACACCTAAACAAAATGTGCCTAACGAGATCAGTACAGAGGTTCAAGCCAATGCAACAAAGTGGCTTAAAAAGAACAACTGGTACGATCCGCAAGCTCGAGATACAGATAGTAGAATTGCCAAGGTAATAGATCAAGAACTCGCCACAGACGGATGGGATCCAAGTGACCCTGAGTACTGGGATGAGTTAGATAGTCGTTTATCCGCACGTTTACCACACCGCTATACATCGCAAGGTGGAAAGCAAGCAAAGCGCTCAGCGGGCCCAACAGCCTCCAGCCGAGTAGCAAATGAATCAAGCGTTAAGCCAGGAACAATCACACTAAGCCGTGAGCGTGTACAGGCCATTAAAGACGCTGGTTCGTGGGACGATGTAACTAAACGAAATAAAATGATCCGCGCATACGCCACGTATGACCGCGCTAATAAGGAATAATTATCATGGCAAATACAAGAATTAAACGTGACTTAGACGACCGCATGGCCGACAGAGCACAAGAAGTAACCGAGCGCGCTACAACGGCCGCTCCTGATGACATTGCACGTCGTGAACGCCTTGATGCGTTTAGAGACAAGTGGGCAAATAGTGCGTTGCCAGATCTTCCAGGTGGCATTATTCCTGGAATGCACTTATGTTGGTTGTCAACAACCAACACTTACGACAGTATCGACAAACGTATGGCGTTGGGTTATGAGCCAGTTAAAGCCTCCGATCTCGGAAAAGGCTTTGAAGGACTAGGCAAAATGAGCTCCGGCAAGTTTGAAGGCTGTGTTAGTTGTAACGAAATGGTACTTTTTAAGTTACCAGAGGATATCTATCAAGAAGTAATGCGGATGCTCCATTTGGAAGATCCGCTTGAACATCAACGCAATATTACAGCGCAGGTTCGCGACACAGCGCAAGGTAATAAAGGTGGACGTTCAGTTCTTGAGGGCGGTCTTTTGGAGATGGAAAAAGATACTGCAAAAGCGAATAACAAAAACATTCGTTTCCAATAACATTCTTCAAAAATAACAAAGGAAATAATATAAATGTCCACAACATTTAAACCCTTTGGTCTGAAGCCAGTGTATCATCCTAGCGGTCTTGATCGTGCAGTGCCATTCGTTGGCACTAACACATACAATCCCGGTACGACTTACACAGCTCCCTACTCGTTGTCTGGCGCGCAAGTTGCGTTCTACCAGTACACACCAGTAGCATTGACAGCTTCAGGTCAATTAACCGTAGCAGCACAAGCAGCATCTACAACTTCAATCAGCCGTGTTTATGGCGTGTTTGATGGCGTAGAGTACACAAACTCCGATGGTCGTCGTTCAGTAGCTAAGTATGCTCTGAAGACAACTTTGGATGCGTCTACACAGATCATCTTCTGGATCTTTGCTGATCCTCAGTTGGTTTATGAGATCCAAGCTAATGGTTCAGTAACAACTGCAGCTATTGGTACACAATACAACTTTGACACAACCGCCGGCTCCCTCGTAACTGATGGTACAGCTATTGGTGTAGGTGGCGCAGGCTTCTCTACTACAGCTCTATTGGCAACTCCTGTTGCTGCTGGTGCACAAGGTCAAGTACGTGTTGTTGGATTAGGCCGTGAAGTAGCATACCCAGCAGGCAGCAACAATGCTTGGGGTGATACATACACGATTGTTCAAGTACAGATCGCAAACAACATGTTTGCAGCCGCTTCGGTCTCGATCTAATTAACGAAAGGAAATAGCAAATGGCAACCCCAATGCGTAGTACCGACTTTCGTGCGGTAGTCGAACCGATTATCAACGAAGTCTTTGATGGTGTGTATGAACAACGCGCCGACGAGTGGAAAGGATTTGTAGAACAGATCCAAGGTATTCCACGTAACTATCACGAAGAAGTAATGCTCTTCGGTATGAATGCTGCACCTGCCATGCCTGACGGTACTCCTGTCAGCTATGACCAAGGTGGTACATTGTACATCACCCGTTTCATCTACCAAATCTATGGCTTGGCTTATGCCTTGACCAAAGTATTGATGGAAGACGGCGATCACATCCGTATCGGTAGCACCTTCGCTAAACACTTGGCTCAGTCTATGATTGAAACCAAAGAAACCCTTTGTGCTAACTTGTTGAACTTCGCGTTCACAACTGGCTACGTTGGTGGCGATGGCGTTACATTGATCAATACAGCTCACCCTGTAGCTAACGGTTTGACATACTCAAACCAGTTATCCACAGCAGCTTCATTGTCACAAACTTCTGTTGAACAGATGTTGATTCAAATCCGCGGCGCTATTGACAACAATGGTAAGCGTATTCGCCTCAAGGCAGAGCAGTTAGTTGTTCCACCAGCACTCGAGTTCCAGGCTGAGGTTATCCTCAAATCTGTACTCCGTTCTGGTACAGCTGACAACGATTTGAACCCTATCAAATCAACAGGCATGTTGCCTAAAGGTACACACGTGGTTACACGTCTGTCCTCTAGCAAAGCCTGGTGGGTTCAGACCGACGCTGAAAATGGTCTCATGCTTGTTAATCGCCGTAACCTAGAGAAAAGTATGGAGGGAGATTTTGAAACTGACTCCATGCGTTACAAAGCAACCGAGCGTTACGCGACTGGATGGCACGATGCACGTAACATCTTTGGTACAGCTGGTTTATAATCAGTAATCTGAAGCAAAAGCAAAAAGGCTCACTCAAAAGGTGGGCCTTTTTCACATTGTGAAATATTAAAGGTATTGTTTTTGCATTAATATAAGTATGGCAAAAGATAAAGAAAATCAAAAACGATTAGCAAAAGAATGGTATGAGCGAAACAAAGAGCTTACCAAGGAACGTGCTCGCGCATGGGCTTTAACTAATCCAGAAAAGCGACAAGCAATTCACCGTAAAAATAGAGATGCTAACCTTGATCAGCACAACGCAACTAATCGTGAATGGAATGCAAATAACAAACCAGCTAAAGCGGCATTACAGGCTAAGCGAAAATCTGCTATTCTACAACGCACCCCAGCTTGGGACCCCCACGCACATCTTATCATAGCCAAGTATCAACTAGCTGCTATGCTTTCTACAGCATCTGGCGAGCCATACCACGTAGACCACATTATCCCACTGCAGGGTAAAAAAGTATCAGGTCTTCATGTCTTTTCCAATCTCAGAGTCATCCCTGGCTCAGACAACTCCAAAAAATCGAATAAGTTCGTAGTTTAGGGCGGAATATCCCTTTATTTTGCATTAATATGTATAGGAAGATTAATCCCATTCTGACCGCCGACACTTCCCGGTGAGACGACTTAGAGACAGCTTGGGATACCCACTAAGATAAGGAAACACCCAAATGTCAAGCACATTTACATCCCCCATTCGCGTTTTCAAACGTAACAACCCATCAAACGACGGCACAATCGCCCCAGACAACACTGGCGCAGCCCGTATTAGCCAACAGTCTTACATCACAAACCCAATCACCACTACAACCGGTACAGCTACTACCTTAACAACAGCCGACCTCGGTTCTACAACTGTAACCCCATTCGTATTGCCAGCTGGCGCTATTATTGAAGGTTTTACACTGTATCAAGACGTAGCAGCTGGTGGCCTCGTAGGCGGCGTTATCACTGTATCTATCAGCCAAACTAACCCAACAACTGGCGCTGTTACCACTACCGCTATTGGTACAGTAACCCCAACAGCAGCTGGTGGCCGTATCGCTGGTGCGTTCACAGCTACTGCAGCAACTGCGGCTATCATCGAAAACATTGGTACACTGGACGCTACATTGACTTTCTCTGCGGCTTCTGTAACAACATTGTCAAGCGGCTCTTTGGGCGGTACAATCTCTGTTGACTACACAGCACGTAACTATGATGGTTCTATTGCTGCCTATGGTTCTGGTCTTTCTAACAGCTAATATTGACGGCGGGGCAACCCGCCTCCTTTAACTTTTAGGAGAAACCTATGGCTAACGCCTACAATCCGTATACATCCCCACCCCATTCCGTAACCGTTCAAGGCGCCTACGAGCCGTTTGACTTGCAAGTTTCACGCAATCAAATCATGGGCCACAGCACTCTTAGTATTTTTGGATACCAAGCTGCTGTAACAACCACACCTATTGCTGTTTGGGAAAATGCTGCCGCTTATGTATACCCAACAGTTGCCGGTCAAATGACTGTAGTGAGTACCTCAGCCTCTGATGACACGCTTGCAAAGGTTTTAATCTCTGGTTTAGATGCAAACTTTGCACCTATATCTGAAGTTATTGCCTTAAATGGTACCACTGGTGTAACAACTGTTAATAGCTATTTACGTATTAATAGCATGGTACTAACATCCGCAGGCACAAGCCAAAATACTAACGTCGGCACTATCACCGCTAAACAATCTAGCAATACTGTTGCACAGATTAATATCGGTATTGGTAAATCACAAAGCTCCGTGTACACTGTTCCAGCGGGTTATACTTTTTACTTAGATCAAGTTGAAGTTAATTCATCAAACAGCTACACTAGCGCAACAATTTTAACTTACAAAGTACAAACAATTAACAACACCAATGGTGTTAAAATTGTGGCACTACAGCAACCATTTGTTGCTATTTACACAATCACTAGACCAACGGATCCATTTGCTTACGCTGAAAAAACTGACATTCAATGGCAGCTATCAACTAGCACAGGTTCTGTTGCAGTAGGTATTATTGTAGCTGGTAAGTTAATCAAGAACGATAGCCAGTCGGCTTAAGGCACTAGATGTATCAAGTATACTGGATACACCATAAAGATCATAATAACTTGTTTACTCAAGGTTATATCGGTGTATCCAATAATACTGAAAAAAGATTTTCTAAACACAAATCACAAACTAATCAAAACACACACATAAACCCAATTTTAACAAATGCTGTTAAAAAATACGGTTGGAATAATTTAGTGAAAGATATTATTTTAATAGGCAATAAAGAATATTGTTTAGAAATAGAATCAAAACTAAGAAACACAAAAGAAATTGGTTGGAACATTGCCCCCGGTGGTGGTATGCCAAATGTTAAATTTGGCAATGAAAACCCAATGCGAAACCCAATTGTTGCAGCCAAAACAGCAGCAACTAAAAAAGGAATTGCAACAAGGGGGTATGGTTGGCAACATTCTGAAGACACTAAAAATAAAATAGCTTTAAGTAAATTTGGTAAACTAAAACCTGGCAAAAAAGTTTTTGTAAACGGAATAGAATTTATTTCACAAAAATTAGCAGCTGAGCATTTTGGCATACATATTAGAACGTTTAAAAAACGCTATAAAAACGGAGAACTATAATGCCTCCTGTATATTTGGATACAAGAGGAAACTCGGTACTTTCTGTTGCACTGTGTGATCGGTGCAGCAGAAAGTTCGCCTATGTAGACCTGATGCCCGATCCCAACTTCCCTGGGATGCGGGTATGCAAGGAAGATTTAGATAACTTTGATCCATGGCGCCTACCAGCCCGTCAGACTGAAAACATTGCACTACGCTTTCCACGTCCTGATGTATCCGTTGCTACAGGCCCAATCGGTGGTAATCAGATTATGACCGAGAACGGGTTCACTAACCAAAACGCTTTATTTATTGAGGGCGTACCATCTGCAAATACTCAGGGTGATTTAAACACCATGAGCAACGTGGTGCCGTCACCAATGACCCTGGCACCAAAGGTTGGATCAGTATCACCAGCGACCGGGACTAAGTCCGGCGGCACACATGTAACAATCTATGGTAGTAACTTTACCGATGTCGCGACTGTCCGCTTTGGTGGCACAGTAGCAACATTTAGTCTGGTTGACTCCACCACTATCACCGCAGTAACGCCAGCCTATGCCGTCACTGGTATCGTCAACGTCGAGGTATTTTCTCCGTTCGGTAACAGCACAGCGTATGGTGCGTTTACCTACACATAAAACATGGCCGATCAAAGTATAACCCAACTACCCGTCGCCATATCCGTAACAGGAGATGAGCAGACGGTAATCGTGCAGCGCGGAGTTACCAAACAGGTACAAGTAAGCCTGATTGCTAACGCCGTATCGCCGGGTAAACTGATCACCAATGTAGTACTCGACGCACAGAACTACTTGGTGTTTTATTACAGTGATGGTACGACATCACAGACCGGCCCAATACCCGGCTACATATCAGCAACAATTAATGGCTCCGGCCATTTAATTTTAACACTCACAACGGGTGGTACGGTTGACTGTGGCAATGTGGTCGGTCCGCAAGGCCCCGTTGGGCCCACTGGACCCACAGGCACTGCAGCGACTATTGCGGCGGGCACAGCAACAACATTACCTTACGGCGCAACCCCAACGGTAACAAATTCAGGTAGTAGTTCTGCAGCAACGTTTAACTTTGGAATACCAGCGGGTGCCCCTGGTGCAACCGGAACATTTAGTGGCGGCACGACGGGCTTTACACCAAACACACCAACCTCTGGCGCTGTGGTGCTCGGTGGTACGTTAAATGCTTCTAATGGTGGTACTGGTGTGGTAACTCTGACGGGCTACGTAAAAGGCAATGGCACGTCGGCCATGACGGCCAGTTCAACGGTACCAACAACGGATTTAAGTGGCACCGTCACAAACGCACAGTTAGCTAACTCAGCGATCACTATCAACGGTACGGCTACGAGCCTTGGAGGCTCGATTAGTGTAGGGACAGTGACCTCTGTGGCCGCCACTGCGGGGACAGGAATTAGCGTATCGGGAAGTCCAATCACTTCTAGCGGTACGTTGACCATTACCAATACGGCCCCGGACCAGACAGTAGCATTTACCAACGGCACAGGCATTAGTGTTACGGGTACTTACCCTAACTTTACAGTAACTAATACAGCGCCATCAAGTGGCGGAACGGTGACCAGCGTCACAGGCACGGCCCCCGTAGTTAGTAGTGGGGGCAATACACCAGCGATTAGTATGGCCGCGGCGACAACGTCGGTGAGCGGATATTTAACATCCACCGACTGGAATACGTTTAACAACAAACAGCCATCTGGCACATATGTAAACAGTATTACCTCCAGCACCTTAACAATCGCTGGAACAGGCACTATACCAACAATTAACCTTTCGTCTGGTATTGTTACAGCAGGAACCACGGGCTCCGCAACATTAATACCTGTCGTCACTGTGGATACGTATGGTAGAGTAACAGCGGTAACAACAGCCGCAAATCCTCAGGGCACTGTGACATCTGTCGCAGGTACAGGCACAGTAAACGGCATCACACTCACCGGCACCGTGACAAGCTCTGGTAGCCTGACACTCGGCGGTACACTAGACAGTATTGCAAATAGCCAGCTAACAAATAGCTCACTAACTATTGGTACAACAAACATTGCTTTGGGTGCAACAAGCCTTACACTTGGTGGACTAACAAGCGTCGCCGTAACACAAGACCCAGTTAGCGCGCTACAGTTAGCAACCAAGCAGTACGTTGACAACATTGCACAGGGACTTAACACCAAGGCACCGGTACTAGTTGCCACAACGGCAAACATTACACTTTCTGGTGAGCAGACGATTGATGGGTTTACAACGTCACTTAGTCGTGTGCTGGTTAAGAACCAAACACTACCTGCAAACAACGGCATCTATTTATCTAATCCAGCTGCTTGGGCTCGCACCACAGACGCCAATACCTGGAATCAGTTAGTCTCCGCCTATGTGTTTGTCGAAGAAGGAACAATTAATGGCGATACAGGCTGGGTCTGTACTAGCGACCCGGGCGGCACATTAGGCGTTACAGCAGTTACTTGGGTCCAGTTCTCTGGCGCGGGCACATATACAGCTGGTACAGGACTAAGCCTAACAGGCACACAGTTTAGTATTACCAACACGGGGACGGCGGGGACATACGGATCTGCTACATTAATTCCTGTTATTACTACAAATGCGCAGGGTCAGGTTACCAGCGTTACTACGGCATCGAACCCACAGGGTACTGTAACGTCAATCACATCGTCTACCTTAACGGTGGCAGGTACATCTGCTATACCAACAGTTAACTTAACTAGCGGTATCGTTACCGCAGGCACAACGGGCTCAAGCACACTAATCCCAGTTGTAACGGTGGATACTTATGGCCGTGTAACTACGATTACAACAGCATCAAACCCACAGGGCACGGTGACAAGCGTATCTGGTACTGGTACAGTTAGCGGCATTACTTTAACAGGCACCGTAACATCAAGTGGTAGCTTAACACTTGGCGGCACATTAGATTTATCTAGCCCACCAGCAATCGGTGGTACAACAGCAAATACCATAACAGGTACTACTATCACTGCAACAAAATACGTCGGTATATCCGGAGGAACATTTTAAATGGCACAAAGCGGCTACACACCAATTTCAATTTATTATAGCGCAACAGCTACTAATGTCCCGTTAGCAGCAAACCTTACCAGTGGTGAGCTTGGCATTAACATTGCTGACGGTAAGTTGTACTACAAAGACAACGCCGGCACAGTTCAAGTTCTAGCCTCTAAAGCTGGTAATATCAACGTGTCCTCAATTAGTTTTGGTACAACAGGATTAACACCAAGTACAACAACTACGGGTGCGGTAACTGTTGCGGGCACCTTGGTGGTATCAAACGGTGGTACTGGGCAAACAACTTTAGCTACGGGGTCAATAGGGTATGGTCAAGGAACAAGTGCACATGCTGCCTTAGCAATTGGCACGGCGGGACAAGTACTAACGGTTAACAGCGGGGCCACAGCTCCACAGTGGGTAAATGCCTCGAGTATTATTGGAGGTGCTGGTGGCTCTAATACTCAAGTCCAATACAATTCTAGCGGTTCATTGGCTGGTTCTGCCAATATGGTGTTTGATGGTTCTACCCTTACTACTCTTAATGCTGCATACACAGGCACACTCACAGGTGGTACAGGAATAGTTAATCTAGGCTCTGGACAGTTTTATAAAGATGCTAGTGGTAATGTAGGTATTGGTACTAGCAGTCCTAATTCTCCTGCTGGCTCAACACAAACAACATTACACATTAGCAACTCAACTACATCAACAAGTCCAGGAATTCACCTTACAAACGGGGATACTGGAACAACTGTCGGAGATGGAACATTACTATTTGTTGGCAATGCTGCAAGCACAGGAACAACATCATTTAATATTTATAACCAAGAGTCATCTCCAATTTGTTTATTTACAGCAACAACAGAACGGATGCGTATTGACTCTAGTGGCAATGTAGGTATTGGTACTAGTAGTCCTACTGGAAAACTTAACATTGCTCAAACAGGAACATCTGATTGGATTCATTTAACAAACACGGCTACAACAGGTGATGGCTCTCACACTTGTAATATTAGCTCATTTAAAGATGGTGTCGGTTTTAGCAATATAGCTTTTGATGCCTCTAAATATACTTTCAAGTTAATTGGCTTAACAGATGCAATGACGCTTGATGTTGGTGGTAATTTGTTGGTTGGTACAACAGCTCAATTTAATAATTGCAAAGTAGGAATTAGCGCAGATATTAGTTCTTTTAATATTTTTTCAATTAGAAACTCAGGTGGCGGAACAGGAACTTATGTTGGATTTTTAAATTCATCAAATTCTACTGTTGGTTCAATTAGCTATAACGGCTCATTAACCTTGTACAACACAACTTCTGATTACCGTTTAAAAAATGTGATTGGTGCTATAACCAACGCTGGCACAAGAATAGATGCTTTAGAGCCTATTGAATATGATTTAAAAACAGGTGGTCGTATTAACGGCTTCTTAGCCCACAAGTTTGCTGAAGTTTATCCCAATAGCGTTACTGGTGAAAAAGATGCTGTTGATGCTGAAGGCAAACCAGTTTATCAAGCTATGCAAGCATCTAGCGCAGAAGTAATGGCAGACTTAATTGCAGAAATTCAATCACTTCGTAAGCGTGTAGCACAACTAGAATCTAAATAAGGAATAAAAATGAACTTTACATGGAATGTAGTACAGATGGACAGATTAACTTCTGATGGCTTTGTAGTTACTGTTCATTACACAGTAAACGCAGTAGATGGTGACTATACAGCTTCTACATACGGCACAGTAAGCTACACACAAGAAGACAAGTCTTATAAACCTTACGCTGATTTGACACAAGCTGAAGTCATTGGCTGGGTACAGGAGTCACTTGGTCAAGATACAGTAGAGGCGAGTTTGACTGCACAGATTGAAGCACAAAAGAATCCTGTACAAGAAACAGGGCTTCCTTGGGCTACACCAACTGTAATAGCTGTTTAAAGTTTAGGCAAGCCACTAGCCTTTTTTAGTGGCATATTTAGGAGAAACATTATGGGACAAGATAAAAAGACCCCCGTAACAATCAATGATGTAGAGTATCAGTACGAAGACTTAACGCAAGAGCAGCAAGCTCTGTTCAATCATTGCATCGACCTCGATCGCAAGATTGGTAGCGCACAGTTTAACCTTGATCAGTTAAATGTCGGCAAAAATGCTTTCATCAAACTGCTCGAAGAGTCACTGGCCAAACCAGTAGAAAACGAAGTAGTACAATAACCTAACCCAGAACCAACTAATTATGGATTTACAAACTCTTATAAACACTGTTTTGCCACTTATTTGTGTGGCTATTGGTTGGTTCTGTAAAGAACTATGGAATGCCGTCCAAGAGCTCAAAGACGACGTATCTGAACTTAGAAACCATCTTGCTGATAACTATGTCCGCAAAGACGATTTTGCATCCCGCTGGGATGAAGTCCTCAAAGCCGTTCACCGCATTGAAGATAAGTTAGACTCGCTCCGTGAACGAAATAATTAAGCAACTCCTCACTGGCAAAGACAACGCAACCTACGACATTGGCCGTGTTACTTGGCTCATTAGTATGATTGCGGTAATTGCCCTAGCCTTTTATGAGGTGCTACACAACACCGTCAGCATCCGTGAGCTTGCTGAATCACTCGGCATTGTCTCAGCTGCGGGTGGTGCATCGACTATGATGAAAAAAGATACTGAACCACAATAATGTTCCCCTTATCTATTATACAATATGTCAAAATTGGATTGGTTGTTGTATGTCTATGCGGGGCTGGCTATCTTGGCTACTCTTTGGAAGCTGCTCAATTTGATCGCTATAAGGCGAGCCAGCAAGCTGCCACCCAAGCGCTCCAAGAGCAACACCAAGCAGCCGCCGACCAAATAAGGAAAGATAAAGATGCTCAGATCACTTCTATTAACGCTCAGCTTGTCGACGCTATTAGCGAGCTGCGTAAACGTCCCGGTCGTTCCCAAGCCTCCAGCAATGGACAAGGTGGAACTGGGGCAACCCTTTTTGCCGACGATGCAGAGTTTCTTGTCAGGGAAGCTGCCAGAGCAGACATTATCCGCACCGGTCTCTCAGCCTGCTACCAACAATACGACTCGCTAAGTAAATAATAAACCCCAATTTGCATTAATATATGCAGAGTAAGGAGCATGAATGAAAAAGCTATTAGTAGTACTGTTGTGGGTAGTTGGTGTATTTGCAGCGATCCACTTCACAGATAGATACACCCAGATTGAAGAGAACATCATGGCCATCGCTAAATCCACACTAGACTTCATAACCAAGGAGGAAGGTGCCCGTAACAAGGCCTATAAGGACTCTAAGGGCTTATGGACCATCGGAGTTGGGCATCTCATCAAGTCCGACGAGCAGCACCTCATCACCGCGACCCTAACAGATGAACAGGTACAAGAGCTTCTGAGAAGCGATTTAAGGTGGTGTAGCGAGGCCGTAGAGAGTTCGGTGAGGGCCAGCCTTACCCAGGGTCAATTCGACGCCCTGTACAGCCTGTGCTTTAATATCGGTGAGACAAATTTTAAGAAATCCACAGTGGTCAAGAAGATCAACGAAAATGACCTACAGGGTGCAGCTGACGCCATACTGATGTGGAACAAACCAGATGTGCTTATAAATCGTAGAAAGCGCGAAAGAGCGCTATTCTTAGGGGCGTAAATAGCCTGTTTTTTGCATTAATATAAGTAGGACTACTCAACCAATCACTCAAGGAATTACCATGGACGGCTTTAAAACATTACCAAGATACAAAGCTGGTGGACTAGTCAAGACACCAGTAACCGGCGACAAAAAGGCTGCAGCACCATCTAAGGCCGTAGCAAAGCCAGCCTTTAAGGGCAGCGACGTAGCTAAAGAAAAAAGCAAGCCCGCAGGTCATAAAGACCCGTACATCAAGTCTAAAGAGTCAGGTAAAACCGCAGACTTTCCAAGCGCCGCTGTAAAGGGCCGTAAGGCAAAAGCTACTGGCACCGTGAGCAAATTCAAGTGTGGTGGTAAGATTGTTAAAAAAGCTGATGGTGGCATCATGGACGCTATTGGTGGTGTTGGTACACAGCTTAAGAACAACGTTATGGGAACACCAGAGCAGAATCGTATCGCTCAGGCCCAAATGGACAAAGTAAAGGCACGTAAAGCCGCTCAAGCTGCAGCTTTAATGCAAGGCCAAGGTGGTGCTAGTGCACTACAACAAGGTGCTCTAGCTGGTGGTTTAGGTGGTGCAGCACCAGCACCAGCACCAGCACCAGCACCAGCAATGCAAGCTCCGGGCGGTGTAAGCCCAGCTGGCCCTGTACCTACCCAGAAAAAGGGCGGCAAAGTAAAAGGCAAGTGCTAATATGCCAATTAAGTCAAAAGCCCAACAGGGCGCTATGTACGCCGCGGCCGCTGGCAAATCAACCCTTGGCATCCCTAAGAAGGTTGCCAAGGAGTTTATTAAGGCTGGACCCGCATCAAACAAATTACCAAACAAAGTAACTAAGCGCGCCGCTGGCCGCGGAAGATAATATGGCCTACTCAGGTACCACTGGCAACACTACAGTCAATGTTGATCAGCTGATCTCCTACGCATTTCGTGATGCTGGCAAGACGGCAGAAGAAGCAACCCCCGAGCTTATTGGTGCAGCCAAGCAGGCACTGTTTTATAACTTGCAAAATCTCTCCAACATGGGCGTTAATTTATGGCTCCTGGAGAACATGCTTGTCGGCGCAGTGACAGCTCAGCAGCAACTTACTCTACCAAAGACAGTCATCGACGTACGTGAGAGCAACTGGGTCTACATCATTAACTCAGCAGCCTCTGAGTACTTACCAATTAGCAACCCAGACTCACCGGCAGTATTTGGTCAAAACATCGACCTAGTCTCTACCTCCACCATCGGTAACAACTGGTTTGGTCTTCAGTACCAGGCCTCACAGCCAGTGTACTACGTTGGATTTAATGGCTACGCAGTAGGTACTGGCACAACAACATATAACTTTGCCTATGAGACCAGTGAAGATGGAATCACCTGGACAACAGTAAAGCAACTACCAACCACAACACTCTCAGATAAAGAGTGGGCATACTTTAACATCACCACAACACCAACGCACCTTTACTACAGGCTGCGTGAAACGGTTGCACCTACGTTCTCTATACGCCAGATCGTATTCTCTACGAGCCAGCAAGTTATTCCATTGGCACGCCTAAACCGCGACGACTACTGGAACCTCCCAAACAAACAATTTCCTAGTCAACGCTCCTTGCAATATTGGTTTGATAGAACCATTGAGCCCTCGATGTATATCTGGCCAGTTCCCAATAACGACTTTCAGATGTTTCAGCTCATTGTTGAGGTTCAAATGCAAGATGTAGGATCTTTGACAAATCAGATTTACGTACCTGACCGATGGATTAATTGTGTTCAAAAACAATTATCACATTCTATGTCTTTACAACTACCCGGTGTAGATTTGCAACGTGTTCAATATCTAGAAGCTCAAGCACAAAAAGCATTCCTACAAGCCAGCGAGGAAGATCGCGACAAAAGTGGAATATTTTTCCAACCGAATATTTCGTATTACACACGCTAATATGTTTTGTACATACTACCATTCAAAACCTGATGGAACCGTTTTCTATATTGGTATAGGAAATGCAAAACGTCCTTATGATTTTTTTAAAAGAAATCAATATTGGAAAAACATTGTTTCAAAGTATGGAAATCCACAAGTTCAAGTATTGGCTGAATGGAATACTGCAGAAGAAGCAAAACAACATGAAATACTTTTAATTTCTTGTTTTAAGGATATGGGCTATCAGTTAGCCAATCTAACCAATGGTGGTGATGGCTGTAATGGCTATAAACACACAGAAGAGCATAAACAAAAATTATCTAAACGAGTTTCTGGAAAAGGAAACCCAATGTACGGAAAATTTGGAAATAAAAATCCAGCTTTTGGAAAAGGACATTTAAAAAGCGGGGATAAACACCCAGGGTTTAAAGGGTTAATAGAGTCAACAGAATTATCCACAGGAAATAAAACAACTTTTGCTGGTGGAAAAGAACTTAAAGCCGCGGGTTTCTTAGCATGTAAAGCATACGCTTGTGTAAATAAAGAAAGAAAAACCCACAAAGGCCACACATTTAAAAGGTTAGAAGTATGAGTGTAATAATGTCCTATGACAGTTTAATACAAAATATAATTTCGTACATGGAAAGAAATGACCCGGACTTCATTGCGCAGATACCCAATCTGATTGCGCTGGCAGAGTCATCAATTGCTGCAGAGCTTAAGACCTACCTACAATTGATTGTGGTAGAGACCAATCTTGCACAGAACCAAACTGTTCTGAACAAGCCAGCACGCTGGAGAAAAACTGTCTCTATGAAGGTCAACGGGCAGCCAGTCTTACTACGCAGCCAGGACTATGTGGCCCAGTACTTATCTGAGTCATCGGCAGGCAAGCCAGTATACTACGCGGACTATGACTACAGCAACTGGAACTTTGCCCCACAGCCAGATACAAGCTATCCTGTAGAAATTATTTACTATGCAGAGGTTCAACCATTAGATTCTTCTAATCAACAAAACCTATGGACAGCTATCGCACCACAGGCGATGTTATACGGGGCCTTGTTGCAAGCACAGGGTTACTTAAAGGCTATTGACAAGCTGCCCGTGTGGAAACAATTCTACACAGACGCCGTTGGCGCACTGAAAAAAGAAGACAATTCACGTCGCATAGACCGCAACACAACCATTCAAGAGCCTTAATATATGACCACTCCAGTATACGTCTCGCCGTTCACAGGGACAGTTGTAACACCAACTGATGTCTCATACCTCGCGCTGCCTTTTAGCACAAACCAGACACTAAACTGGCCATCAACTGTCAATGGTGCCGAGGTTGTTGCTGCTCGTATTATTGACTGTACAGCATCAACATCTGGCCTATCCATTGCGTTGCCACAAGGCAATCAGGGAACACTGGGCTCAGACATCCTATTCCGCAACTTAGGCGCTTTTTCTTTCTTAGTTACAGACTACACCAGTGGTGCGTCATTTACTGTTCCCGTCGGTATCTCTAAGTATGTGTACCTCGTAGATAACACAACAGCCGCCGGTGTCTGGAACAACGTTACCTTCGCGGCGGGCACCTCTGTCGCCGACGCGGCCTCATTGGCTGGTGCAGGGCTGACAACAGTCGGTGGGCAACTAGCCACCACTCAAAACCTAGTAGATGTTACATCTTCTCCAGTCATTAATGATCTTAGCCGCGCTGCTACGTTTGTATGGAATGGCGGCGCTGGAACATTTAATTTACCAATATTTTCCAGTCTATCTGCCGGCTGGTTCATTGGATTTAGAAATAATGGCTCTGGCTCACTCACAATTAGCCCAGTATCCCCATCATTAATCAATGGTCAGTCATCCATCATTGCAAACCCTGGCGACTCTGGGTTTATCATGTTTGACTCCACAAGCAATGGTTTTGTTACTGTAGGCTTCCTTACTGCACCAAACGTAACCTTCACAGCGGCATCCTACGATGTGGATACCATTGTAGGTAACACACTGAACCTGGTATCTTTTGCACCAGTGATTCAGACATACATTGCACAGTCTGGTACACGGACACAGACACTGGCCGTTACATTACCCGCGATTACCCAGATTTATATTTTGGTTAATAATACTAACCAGCTCGGGTATAACATTACGTTCCAGAATCAAGGCACAAGTCAGCCACCGTTCGTATTAACGGCGGGTAGTATTGTTACAATGTTAAGTGATGGTGTGAACTTATACCCACTGACAACGGGCTCCACTGGTTTGTTTTATGCAACAAATGGAACCGCGGGACTACCTTCATTTTCGTTTAATAACGACACTCACACGGGCATGTATCTAGTAGGTACCAGTATACTTGGCCTATCAGCAAATTCAACACAGTTAGTTAGTATTGATAATACCAACCCATCACAGCCCCTAGTAACAGTAAACGCGAGGCTGACAGCACAACTCATTAGCGGCGGTGCGTTCTAATGGCCGCTGATAATCAGCAACAGAATACCTCACAGTATACTCAGATTTATTCCTTAGCTGTTCCGGCGGGTATTAAAAGAGATGGTACTGTGTTTCAGAACGACCAGTACACAGATGGTGTATGGTGCAGATTTCAACGTGGGGACCCTAAGAAAATTGGTGGCTACCGCACGATATTTAATAGTCTAGTTGGCATCTACCGTGGTATGGTCGTGCAACCGTATAACGGCGTTAACTACATCTTCGCTGGTAACTACCAAGAGCTCGATGTATTTACTACTGGCCTCTCATTGCCAGATGGTAGTGGCCCATTCACGGCCACAATTCTCCCAGGTACAAGCTACGTTAAGTTATTGTCTAATACCTCTACATCATTTGTAGTCGCCGGAAATCAGACAACAGTATTCCCAACGGGTACTAAGATCATCTTTTCCCAGACGGGCTCGCCTGTTATTTATACGGTAAGCACCTCTGTATTCTCCACACCAAACACCACAGTAAATATATCCACTGGCACCATCATAGGTACCCCGACAACGGTATACATAGATAATGTGCCGGTGTTTACCGGGGACTTAGATTATCAATCAGATCCTTCCATTGGTAACTATCGGGTTACTTGGCAGTTTGACTCTCAGTTCAGCCCATCAGGCAACCAGCTATCCGTGTTTGCTCACCCAGG